GTGGTGAAGTAATCATACGTCCAAGTAACAGTATACTCTTCAACAGTATCTGTAGTATCGTAGGATAAATCGATTGTACCAATTTCACTAGCGAAACAGTTTATTAAACTATACGTTCTTACTGCAACACCCGCAGCGTCAAGCTGAGAGACTGTGAGAGTAGATCTTCCTGCGGTTCGATCACCAAGCGATTCCGCTTCGAAATCAACATCAGTAAACGAACTTTGATGAGTTTCTAGTGCTGCGCGAATAGCAAAGCTTTCGTCATTAATGACGGTAGCAGTCCACTCATTGAACACTCGATCCCCAGCAAGTTTTAGTCTTCTGCCACGAAACGGAACTTCGATCAAACCCACTGTGGAGCTAGGCAGTGCGGCCGCTTTAGTCAAAAACGAAAAGTTTGCTGCCACACCATCAAGACCACCACCACTATAAGTTACTTCGAAAATATTGGAGCGGGCACCCGCTCCAATTGCTGTTTTCATGTCTTGTAATGTAAATGCCATTTTTATATCTCCTTATTGACTTTTAATTAACCCCCGATCTCTGCAAATGCAGCGGCACCGGCAACTGAAGTAAAGTTCAGTTGGATGAAGTTAACAGAAGCAATAGGTCGGACAAAAATGTCACATACAAACTCATTAGCATTTACTACAGAGTCTGGATTGTTAGTGCCGTCGCATATTACGCGGAAGTCAGTAACACCTCGACCACCCTGCACTGTGCGCAAGTATGATCCAACAAGATTGCTAAATGACGCTCTTTGTGCTGCATCATTCTGACCAAACAAAACGTCTCCAGCAGCATCCCCAATAATACTTTGGATAGTGATGAACAAACGACGAACATTGATTCGGCTAAATGAAGTTTTCTTCTGCGTGAAAGTCTTGTCACCAAACAATACAGTTCCGCGACCAGGCTGAGAGAAGATAGGATTGATACCTAACTTGTACAGTGAGTCACGTTCTGCTTCTGTAGGATTCCAAGCAAGACGTACAGAGTTTAAGATACGGCCGTTTTGATAACCAGCAGGAGAGAACCAAGGCTCACCATTAGCATCAGTACGTGCAATACACCCAGCAACATCAGCATTACAAGGAACATATGTATAAACATCGTTGTAACGATCAAAAGCATACTTCCAGTTGGAATCGGCGACTGCGTAAGTAGAACGAGCACTTATAGTGTCAGCGAAAGCAGCAATGTTAGTAGATTCTGTACCAGCAGAGTTTACAACGTCAGCTCTTTGTGGTGAGAATACAGCGACACAATCTTTACGCGCTTCGGCGATTGTAATTGCTGCGTTTACTACGGTAGCTCCGCCTTGACCGCAGATGATAACATCAACGTCAAGATTCAGCTTATTAGCAAACAACTGTATACCAACAATTCTTTCTGCATCACCAACCCCATCACCTTCAGCACCACCGCCGAGCGAATCAATATGAACCAAAGCGACACCACCATCAGCAAATGTTGTTCCTGATGCAGTATTTCCCCAGTTTGATGATTGCGCAGCTACTGTACCTAAACCACCAGAAACATAAGTGTTTGTGATTCCAGTCGCGGCGATTTCAAAAGTACTACTGGTAACAGCTGTGATAGCACCAGTGAGATCAAACTCACCGCCAGTTGCAGAATCAATAATACCAGTTACTACAACTGTTTCACCAACGACAAGTGTGTGAGCAGCAGAAGTATAGGTAACTTTATCTACCGAGAAAACAGCATCCGTGATTGTTGCGGTCTTTTCAGCAACAGTAGCAACGTGATTAGCCCAACGAATATACTGTGAAGTATTGTTGATTACGTTCTTGTAGTAGTTTGTTCCACCGTCGATCTTGCGAGCGTCAGAAGCTTTAGATACAGCTTCAAACTTCTCAAGAAGTGTGCCAGGCACACCAGTGATCTTTCCATCTTCATCGATAACTGCAACGTGAAGTTCGTCATTTGATCCGCCGAGGGCGGTAGCAAAGTCAGAAGTTCCAGGCGCAACATCAAAGAAACCTTTAAAATCTGAGAAAGATGAATCTTCGAAACCAGTAGCACTTTCACAAATCACAACTTTAAGTGAGTTACCCAAAACACCAGCGTGTTTTGCAACCCAATGACCAGAACTAGTTAAGGTTGCCTCAAGATATGCGTCATCGTTTTTGACAAGAGTACCGGATCCAGCAGAATCTGCGTTTAAAGCATTATCACCAACAACACGCACAACGTACTGTGACGCTGAGTATGCAAGATAACTTGATGCAGATAAAAAGTCTACGTTATTAGTTATACTAGGTACACCAAATTTAGAAACAAGATCAGTTTCGCTTGTTACTAATGTGGGTTGGTCGATAGGACCCCAGCTAAATGCTCCAACAGAAGCGCCTGTGGTAGTTCCAACCGAGCCTACTGAAGTGACTTGATCCGCTTCAGTAATTTTTATTCCAGGCGATTGTAAGTTAATTGCCATTATTTTTCTCCTCCGTTAAGATTTTATAATAGGAATCACGTAAAAATGTTTGTTTTCCAGATTACTACTATTATTTATAAAAATTCAACTTTCAACGGTTCGGCAAAATCCCACACCTGACCGCTATCATCTACATACTTTTCTTCTTCCAAACCATTATTTATAAAACCTACAGGTGCAACATTATTCTCTATTGCCTCTATCTGATTTTTATACATCTCCTCTCGTATATTAATATCAGTTAGGTCTTTAAAATAAGGATCGGTGAACAGCCAAGAAAACAAAACAAGTGTCATAACCAAATCATCATGGTATCCCTCATCTGCAGAATAACTTCCTTTGTTTTCTATGAAGGTTGATATTTCCGATATGATATCCATATCAGTTATTAAAAGTTTCTTTTCCTCAACCAAAGATTTAAATGTAGAACATCCAATGCGTTTTATTTTTTTATCTGTTGTGATACCATATTCTGTTCTACCAGATCCACCAAAACCGCTGTTGATTTTTTGCCCAGTGCTAGATCTGCTGATAAAAAGTAAGTTTTCATACTCGTATTCATTATGTAGTATTTGGGCAACTTGCTCGGATGAATTGATTTCTACTAATATAAATGATTCATTGTATTGTTTAGCAACAGTATGTATAACTGAAGGGTACAACAAAGGGCTAATCTTATTGTTACGGTATTTAGCAGATATTGTAAATGGAGATTGTGTAATATCAATAACAGTAAATGCAGAATAGTCACCCCCAACACCCTTCGCGGTGTCAGCAACCAACACGTAAACGTGACCAACCTCCGGATCCTTAAATATATCCAACCCATCTTTATGCATTGTGGGTGGAATGCCTGACATTTGTGATATAACATCTGAGTTAATCAATGTCAGACTTGACCCGAGGAACTTACACAAGACTTCCTGATTGTATTTTAGATCTCCCAGAAGTCTGCGCTGTTCGTTTGCCCACGCTTCGTCTCTGCCGGGAATTTCCCAATACGGAATAAAAAGATTTACAAAACCATTTCTGTCTTCTTCCGCATCATTCCAGAACTTCCAGAAATGATTATAACCTAGCGGAGTAGACGAGAGTAAAATCTTTGTGGTTTCACCAGAAGAAATGGTGGGGTATACAGAAGTAAAAAAGTCTTCTGCAACGTTATTGGGGATAATTGCTGCTTCATCTACGTATAGCATATTAACGGATCGCCCACGAATTGCACTGGATGATGTTGCGGACGTGAATACTTTGGATCCGTTCTCTAATTCTATGTCACCCTTATTCCAAGTCGTAACACCTTGCTGTAACCATACAGGCAAGTGTTCATACATAACTTGATATCGAGATAATACTTCCCGCGCTGCGGCAGCCTTATTAGCGAGGATCGCAACCGTTTTGTTTGCGGAAAACAAGGTTGTCCAAAGAATATATGCAGCCGAAGTAGTTGTCTTTCCCTGTTGACGCCCTTCCATCAAAATAATTCTACGATTTTCGTGAATAATATTGATTTTATTCTTTTGACACTCATACAAATCGAACGGTTGTAATCCGTGATCGAGCGTTACAATCTTGCAATAATTTATAATAAAGTAAATAGGATCGCCAGCACATCTCATGTACTCTTCGATCTGTTCTCTAGTAAAGTTTACTGCAACACCAGCGGCCTTTAGGTTTTGATTACCAAGATACTGTGTTGTTGCCATAATTTATTTTTTCCCAATTAGCTGCTGAAGCTCTGCAGTACTCCCAACAAAAAGTGTATTACTTACGTTAGTAACCCCAGACGCCAGCGCATCTTTCGCATCTTCTTTCTTGACATCTTTGACTTTCTTCGACAAGTCTAAAAGGTCTTTGTTGGTATCAGCAATCGTTTTGATTAATTGCCCCGCAACTTCATACGCTCTTGGAGACTCGGTTTCTTTTGCAAGGTACATCATATTGGTTATAACATCCTTACCGTTCTCAATCAGCCCCTTGAGATTGTTTCTGGCATACTCATAGTCTGCTTCTACGTTCTCATTTTCTTTGCTAGAATGAACAACTTCTTGCTTTGGCTTTTCTTCTGTATAAAAATCTTCTTCGCTTATTTCGATGATACCATTGTCAATATTCAAGAAATCACTTATCTTTTCGTCTACAGTTTTCTTCACGTTATTACCTCCGTAACATTAAGGCCCGCATCACCAATATAGTTGTATGTGTCAGTAGCGACATTATCATCCCATTGGAAATATGCAACCTCTGCGTTAGTGATATAATCAGATGTCGTTACAGGTCCAAACAAGTATCCCTTGACAGTAAAATCCAAATCCCAAGATAATATCCTATTGCTACCATAATCCCCTTCGTAACTATCATCAGAAGTCACGGAGCCAAGCTCTATTGGAATATCCATAGTAGCATTGACATCAGGCAAAACCTTCATCGTCACCGTATAATCAGGTACAAAGAAAGGTAAGATTTGTTCTATAAGCTGGGTACCATCTTCAGCATTCTTAGTCAAAATACTTAGTTGGAAATTAAAATCATATGGCACCGGAGCATATGTCGTGGGAACATTTGAGTTTACTGTGTCCAGTGTTCCCTGAAACTTAGAAAATGGATTTAGTTTTCTTGTGGGATTGTATCCCATACTTGACATAGCAAATCCTATGCGTGGTAATATAGTAGAAACAGGTCTAGTAAAATCTGGATCTGCCAACACCCTTTCGATTTGTTTTTGTTTAGGGCCATAAGAAATGGGAACATTCAGCGTCTGCGCAACAGCACCCAAAGAATCATATCTTTTGATCTGCATATCATTAAAGATATTGCCAAACATAATGACATATCTTCTAATTGTTCCGTGATAAAAATCGTGACCAAAAATCATTTATAAAAATCCTTGACAAGTGCTTGACATTGTGTTACTATTACAGTGTAGCCTATGATATTAAGTACCAAAAGGGTTTGTTTCAGATAAGTCTAGTATATCCGAATCAGTTATCCTAGATTCGATATATGCATTATCGGCTGTATCATCAGCATCTTCTATAGCAGCATTGATTGTTATATCAGCACTCAAATCATCTTCGATGCCATCAATCTCAGCGACATCAGTATCAATAACTTCACTTGAGTATTCATACCTATCTGCTTTAACCTCATAAGTATATAGCTTCCCAAGTTGGAAGAATGTTTCTATATGTTCTACAAACTTGATTTCATACATAAATCCAGCAAGAGGAAGGTATATCAAATCGCCTTCTCTTGGTCTGATAATGTCAGAATAATCATAGGTCTGTTCTCGAATAAGGTTGTCATCATTCTCTAGGATTATGTTATGATTATATTCTGTAAGGATTGATTCCGTTAGTGACTGGGTGAATCTTTTTTGTGCAATAGTGAATGTTATTGATTCATCTACTTGTAAACCAAACTTAGACAAAAACTCTTGTTGCCCAACGAATCCGTCATACGTCTTGACATACATTTCCATTTGCAGAGCATCATCAAACTTAGTTAGAGTGTCTTCAGTGTACAAGTAATCTAAATTGATGTGTGTTCTTGGCAAGTAATATGTGTCAATACCATAGATACGGATGGCTTCTATGATTAAATCTTCTACAAGAGACTGTTCTTTTTTTATCTCTGTGTATTGATTATAAAATGCATTGCGAGCCATATTATCCTACCATATCGCTGACTGGCAAAGAATATGAGGAATTCATTTCTTCTTCCAATCTAGCCAGCTCTTCAGAAGCTTCATCCCAGATCTTCTGCCCGTTGAAGACTACTCCGCCAGGCATTTGGATTCCTTCAAACTTCTTAAGGTTTTCTCCCCATTGTTTTTTGATTTGTGCAGTTCCATAACGCTTCAACCATCGGTCATTCCACACATCAGTGTAAGTTTCTGGGTCGAGTATTTCGTAACACTCTAAAATGATATGCTCGCCAACATTGAGTCTTGCAGTCCAGTCGGTATCGATATAAATTTTATCTGTGTGGCGGTTGAATCTTAGCCCTTGTTGCCCTACAAAAATCTCCTCCATCAGTGAGATATTCTGCATTGCCATATAGTATGATGCCACAGGACCGTAGTTGAATGCGAAAGCATCATTCAGAGACATCTGGTATCGAATATTAAACATATTGTTTACTGAAAACGCACCACCGATAGGAAGAATGTTGGTTATTCCAATGATGTTTTCTGCTATGGGTAGATATTTATTATCAATATCTTCTTGCGTGATTGCATGAGATAGGTATATTTTACGTGTACCGTCAAAGTGATAGTCGTGATAATACTCTAAGGATACCTCAACACAGTCTTCGACCTGTTCGTCAGCCACATTTATCTCTAATAAAGGTGCGCCGAGTCTCCTCAGACAAAATTCTTTGAATTCTTCTCTTGTTGCAGGTTTGCTAATACTCATTGTTTTCCCATATTACATTAGAGTTTATCCTCTATTTATAATATGAGAAAACTTGAGATTGACTATCTGTGCCTACCGTCCGATAGGCGTATGGTTATGCTGTTGTGTATTATCTCGCCAGTGACATACGACTACGCCACCGTCTGCAAGCGTTCTTTCCATTTGGCTGATTTGGAATACTGTTGTCATGTTGTTACTCCTATTAAGATTTTAGGGATGTTTCCCGCCGTGAGCTATAGATTTTCCTTCGTTCGGCGGAAGCTGTGTCATTAAATCATGCAGTTTTTTAACTTCTTCATCAGTTCGTACAGCTATAGCATCAATGTGTGTAAACCCACTAATTACCGCTACTTGCAAACGATTTCCTCCAAAAGTCATTTCAAACTTTCCATCTTTTTCTTTGACGACGATAGGTTTACTTAACCCACTTTTTCCAACGCTATAAGCCAACTCAATATGTCTAGGAAATACTGCCCATTTATTTTGCAAAACTGATTCTGTTTCTGAAATCATAATATCTGATAAAGCCACTATTTGTTTTTCATACCCGTAGGCATTATCTGCTTTTAAATGGTTCACTAACTTTCAAGCTCAGAAACTCTTGCCCGTAGTGATTGAATTTCTTTGAGCATCATTGGAACCAGCTTGCTGTAGTCAACGCCCATCATTTCTTCGGGGTCTTCTGGGGCTGAGACAGCCTCTGGTGCTACAGCCTGTAGCTCTTGTGCAACCATGCCGTACTTCTGGTGTGACCCGTCAGCCTTCCAGTCAAACGAACGTACTTGGATAGCATCAATGTCGTCAGAAGCAGAAGGTGCGTCTACAATGTTGTCTTTAAGGCGTTGGTCTGATGAGGTGTTGTAGGTTGTGGCAGAGCCTGATGTTTCTATGTTCCCTACAATCCCGTTTGGATTGTAAAATATGTGATGACTAGCGCCAGAAGTTGTGTTTCTGCCTGAAGATATATAGCCAGCAGCACCATGAATCTGCACACCGTCACTACCCGCAGCTACCACACCAGTAATACCCACCAGCAAGTTCCCGCTGGCATCGATGCGCATGGCTTCTGCTGAGGCTGTAAAAAAGTTTAATAAGTCACTATTGTGGTTATATCCAATTAATCCGAAATTCCCTGTGCTTCCATCTGAAAACAAAATCCCATCCTCAGTAGAGCTTGTGCTAGCAGATTGAATTTCTAAATAAGCCTGACCTGCGCCTAGCTTTGTAAGCTGGCGAGTTGAGATGCCACCCCTAGCCCCTGATGTTGCACCCAAGTACAAGTTCCCGCTGGCATCGATGCGCATGGCTTCGGAGGCTGATGTACCAAAAACCATAACATCAGGTGTGCTGTGGCTATAACCAATATAGCCTCGATAACTCTCGTTGCCTGTAGTCCCATCAGCAAACATAAGGTAGCCAGTAGCAGTATCTGCCGCACCAACTAGAGTAATACCGCCCTCTGTTCCGTGCGCTACAACTAATTCTTTAGAATAGTAACTATCTGGCGAACTAGTACCAATACCCACGTTCCCGTTGGAACTGATGCGCATGGCTTCTGTGCCGCCAGTAGAAACAGTAACAACACCATTGCTAGAGGTAGCATCTAAATCCCAACCAGCACCAGCAGATGCTGTAGCGAAAGACGTTATTGCCAGTGGTCTATTGTCTGTTCCATTGATGTTTACATTACCGCTGGAATCGATGCGCATTCGTTCAGTGCCATCAACATAAAACTCTATATTTGTCCCAGCGGATACATTATTATTATCAGCAGCAATTATTAGCCTGTCACTAGAGCTAGTAATTAAATGCTGAAGATTGGTTACAGAGCTGTCATTCATTGTGATAGTGGGGTTACTATCGCCTAGCGTAATATCACCCGTGACATCAATGCCTGTGGAGTCTAAGGCCATTCTTGCGCCAGCAGCAGCTCTGAACGTCATTGTGTCGTCAGAGTTTGTGTAAGCAATAGAGCCTGCATCGGTGTCCGTATCACCCATGCGCAGTTCAGACTCACCAGTAATGGATGAGATTATATAGACTGCTGAGTAAGCGTCAGACGAAGTACCTACAGTAAGCCCATCCGCCGTGACGCTGCCCGTGACATCTGCACCGTTACCATCGGAGGTAAGTGTGCTACCTAATAACGATAAATCTTGAGTGTTACTCATTACTGTTCCTGTTTTTGAGAATCATATCCAATTCTATTTAGTGTTACTCTG